CTACTTGAATCATACTCTAATATATTAATCATATCACTTATATTTTGCAATAACTTATCGTAATCAATTTCTCGATTCGGCATCATTGTCCTCCTTTAGGTATGGAATATTTTTTCCATATGTCTCGAAGTTTATCATTCTTTCTTTAATACTACCAAGTGCCATAGCAGAAGAGTAGAGGAACTCTCGAGATTTAGTTTCATGCGGTTCAGTCTTTAACCATTCTATAAATAGATCTATTAAGACTTCTCCATATACTTCATCAAAAAATTCATCCCTTTCTTTAGATGCGAAGTGCCCTTTAACATGAGCACGTCGCGCTAATTCTTCAGGATGTATTTTATGATTACCGTATGATTTTTTATTTCCCAGCTTCTTCTCAGCTGTCTCACGGTATTTGTCCATATCTTAGCCACCAAAAATTGGTACTAAGATTGGAGCTACAACTTCTTTTGTTAGGCCTAAAGCTAAAACTAGTTTAATACCAAAACTAACTACGCCTGAAAATGTAATTGGATCCATAATGTCCTCCTATTATTTATGCTATTAGTGTGTTATATACAACTTCGTTTACTTGCGCTGAAGTACCATGTGAAGTTGTTAAGCTAACTAATGTTTGTGCGCCATCGTTTAAACCTTCAACGATTTTATAGTCTTTTGCTGGAACTGTAATGTTTGATTGTACAGTTGTTCCAGCTGTTGCTACATCAAAGTTAATTGTTGAGTCGCTATCATTAGTAACCATTATTTTACCAGCGCCTGATCCGGCAGCTGTTGTAACTGTTCCAGATTGTGCTGCACCAACACCTGATGCATTAATTGTAACTGTGCCCATATTATTCTCCCTTTAAGATTTGTTTGGCCATCATTATTATTTGAGCATAGCTAGGATGCTCAGGTAATTGTGCGCCATCCTTAGTAGCTTTAATAGTAAGGTTGGCCCATTCTTGATAATGTTTATCAATAGCTACTGCTAATTGTTTTGAATTATCATCTTCTGTATTTTTGCTTTGCGCATTAGTAAAACCTATATTAGCTTCTACTAAAGTAGCATCAGCTGTAGCTTTTCTTGCTACTTGTTGTCTGTTTTGTTCAGCTTCTTGTGATTGCTTTTGAATTGTTTCAGCAGCTTTTTGCTTAAACTCATCAGTAGTATAATCCTCTAAGAAATCATTACTATCTAAACTCATTGCTTCAATTAACTTAGTAGCTAATATAGCAGGAGCTGCAGGTTTAATTACCATACCTACACCTTGACTATTTAATGCTGGTAATATTTCTGAACCTATCTTAGATAGTTTTGCAATTTGATTAGCATTAGAGTTTTCACCAATGTCTAATAAAATTTCTACATCCATATTAGAAGGTAATGTTTCCATATTAACTGTACCATATACGCCTTCTAAGTTGTATGTCATTTTACCTTTCATATTTTTACGCATAGTTTCATATATACCAGAAACTAACTTTTTAAATCCAGTCTCAGCAAACCTACGTGCAATATGTTGTATTCTTTTCTGCGCTGCAGACTGCACAGCAGCTAGTTTTTGCTCTGAGTTACCTGATATATACAAAGTATCGTTAAGGCCTTGTGCGGCCTTCGACATACCCGTTGCTTGTTCCTTTATTACCTGCAAGTACTCTAGTAATGGTACAGTACCTGAAGATATTGTTTCAGGTGCCATCTGTTGTACTGCATTTACTGGACTACCGTTAGTTGGTATAATCTGTTTAGGCTTCATATTCTGCAATGCACTAAAGTCAACTACGTTAGGATCTGCAAGCTTAGGTGAATAGTTAGTTAAGTAAGTATTTTCTACAAAGCCACGCAGTATGGCTGTAGATGCTAAGGTAGATGACCTACTAAAGTCTGCCATTGACAAACCATAAAATTCAAATGGAATATCAATAGGTGTAATAGAAGCTAGTGGTATATTATCAACGTCTTCTTCGTACATTATATAGTCGCCAACAGTTATTATATGCTTTAATTCTGCAATACCATCACCGTCTCTGTCTACATTTACCCATGCTTCAGTAACTGTTACAGTTTTATTAGCTTCTAATGCTACATCTGCTTCTACCATACTACCAGATATGTACTCTTGTCCAGTAATTTCTTTTCTTGCTGCAACTTCTTCTGAATATCTTAAGCTACCTCCGTAAGAATTGTCACCTAGCTCGTCCCATTCTGTAATATCTGCAGTTTCTTCTGGATAATGCTTACGTAATTCCGATCTCGTCATCTCTGTTTGTATACCAACAAAAGATGCTTCTTCAATTGACGTAGAATCTCGGGATATTCTAAAGTTTTCTGGTGGTACTAACTCTAATTTTACACGTGATTTATCAATTGTTTTCTTTAATCGTACGTTCATGTACATTAATTCAGACTGAGGTTGCCCACCTTCTAATGGATTTGTTTCAGCAAAAACATTTTGAGACTGTAGCTCTCCAACAATCTCTATATTATCTTGTGAAAGTAACTCATCTAGTCTTGCTTGTGAAATACTTTCATACTCTTCAAACTTATAATCAAAATCTTCTATATATGTCCAACGACATACAGAATTTTTCCATAATAAAGCAGCTTTAATCCACTGCTGCATTAATTCCCAGCCGTTATTTTTTTTAAACAAACAATAATTAACAATAGCTGATGCATCTTTAGCAGCTGCAAAGCTACCAGGTGTATCATCATAAGGAACAAACCTAGCTAACTTATGATTACTTAAAAACAAATCAGATATAATTGCAGTATAAGCTTCAATAACTTCTGTAGTTGAAGTATCTACAATAGTGCTTACGCCTTGTGGTGTTAAATGATTTTCAGGTACGCCTGCATATTCATACGTAGCTTTTAATCTTTCTCTTGATAAGTCTGCAGAATCTAACCAATCACCACTAGAATTCATTATACCTTTATCAACAAGCTCAATTAATTCATCATCAGTTACAGGTTCTTTATATCCATAAGGTTCGGTCATTTCCTACCTCCTTGATACGTAAGAACTTTCTTTTTTAAGTCCTCTAAATCTTTAACTGCGTATGAACCAGGTTTAGGAAGAGTTCTAGGTTTTTCTTTTTTCTTTTCTTTACTACGTGGTTCTTGTATATATCTTTCAAACATATTCCGCTCCTGGGATTTAACATGTGCATTCTTTTGTATTTGCTAGCTCTGCTAATAATTCTTTATTTCTTTTTAATATTTTATAATGGGCTTTTTGTAATTCTTTTAAATCCATTTTAACTAACCACAATTCATGTCTTGCTGCTAGCATTTCTCTTCTTATAGCTTCTTCAAAACTTTCTTCATGATTCTGCCATCCTTGTCCATTGATAACCATATCATCCTCTTATTTTTTACTCATCCATGCTGATGTGCCCATGTATGCACCAACTATACCAGCACCAGATATATAAAATAAATTACTTACATCTGATAAAGCTTCAACTCTTTCTAATGGTACCCACGGTAAAAACATAGCAGCTGTAAATACACCCATACCTATTAGTG